ATTTTTGTGGGGTGTCAGCTGCCTTATTATGCATCTCCATATGAATAAAATCATCATCGTAAATCTGAACCATTACAATTTCATTTTTATCCAATTTCTCATTTTCTGTTTCTGCGGTCATCTCATCAATATTGAGAGGCAGTATCTGTTCAACCTCTTCTTTCCTAAATCCTGATAATCTACCAATCTTTCTCAAGGCAAAACGAATATTTGAATTTTGTGGATCAGTTGCTAAAACATCTCTAAAGAATAAGCGATATTGTTGTAATTCATTAAACTTGCGAGCATCACTAATGGCCTTGCTCTCAATTTTTATATCAGGATCAGTATTAGCGACAATATTCTCTCGTGTAAGCGCTCTCCATTTTGGCCCCATTGCACCTGAAATTCTGATAATCTTTTCGTCAATATCTTTTACAAAGTTCTTTTTATAAAGAGAATACCACTGCTTCCAGAATCTTTTATCAGACCAACCGAATATCTTAGCAGAAAGTGAATACCTGGTATCAACTTTTTGAGCCACTAAATTAAGTTCTGTTGCTGTGCGCCTCTCTTCTGATTGAACACCCTGTTGAAGTTCCGGAGTTGCTGTCGCCCTCTGGCTAGCACCATCCAAGACCTCTAAAATCCAATTAGCTTCTGCATTTGCGGTTCGCCTTTGAACTTGTGCAATCGCCCCTTCTGTGCTTCCATCAACAGCAATGTGTTTATTAAATTTAACATTAAGATCTGCCCTATTTTTAATCTTATTACTGTCATAAAGTAGAGTAGGTTCTAAATCAAGTTTTATTCCTTTCAAGGATAAATTCTGCACTACACTTCTGCCTCTCTGTTTATCCTCACATAAATCAGGAATACTAACACCATCCCAATTATGGGATATTGGATAAATAGAACGATCAATAATTGGCCAGAAGTCTTGCTCTTTAAGTTCGGTAAAACGAACAACCTTTTTACATTCATCCCCTAAGGTAACCAAAACCTTTTTACCTTTCCAATATGTAAACCATTCTAAAAGACGGTGACTTCCGTTTTCACCGGTAAGACTCATCCATTTAGCTACATCTGCCGTTCCTTGTGCCTCTGCCCTTGCTTGCATATTTTGGTCAACTAAGGAACGAATATCACTTGTGTCTATTTTTAGATTTTCATAATCAAAGTAGATCTTGCTCATCTTCATTTCATTCTTAGTCAATCGGATTTCTCTACCCCCAAATTTTAAAGCACCTCTACCGCGCCTATCACCATTAGCGGAAGTAGCCTCAGGATCACGCAACCAGGTCATCATATCAATAACTTCCGGCATAGGTATCTTATGCTCACGACTAAATTCCATCATTAACATTAATCCTCTGCCAAAGAACGAAGCATCCCAATCCCAATCATAATCAAGTTCATTCTTTACCATATCATCATAATCAAACTCAGCTAGACTATTAAGATTCTCTGCAACTTCCTCATCACCACTCTCCCTACCTGAAAAATCCACCGATAACCTGTCGTTGTATAATGATGCCAACACAGTTTGGTGGATTGTAAATAATAGAGGATCCCCGATAGCCTCCTTATCTCTTTTCTGATTGTTATAAAGTTTTAACCTTAATGCCCATTCATCAATCTTGGGCTTCATAAACCACCACGAGAGTTTGTATTCAACTTTTACCTGATCAATTAATGAGGAATATTCTGTTTCATCGCGTTTCTTTAATTCCTCCTTTAATTCCTGATCTATCTCCGTTGTGGCCTCTTGTTCAATTTTTGGCATATAGTTGGTATGGCGATTTCCAACTATGATTTACTCTTTTGAGAATTAGTTTTTGAGTGACTCAACTTTTTATATTTATGAACCTCGCCCGGATAACTTTTGCCCTTTAAATAACAAATTTTAATATACTCATCAGCATTAACCCGCTTAGATCTAACCCTGCCCCCATCACGAACACATTTTAAGAAACTTTGCGGCATAGATTTAAAAATTATCCTTTCTTTGATCTCCTGTCGGCATAATCCTGTTCAAATCCCTTTTTGTTTTCTATAATTTCAATTCCCTGCATTTCAAACCCAGCGTGAGTTTTCTTTTCCTCTTCTCTTAATGACTCCATCTTAACCTTTATTTTCAATTCGTATGTTTTTCCAACTTCCCAGTTTTTAATTGCCGGTAAATCATCAGCTGTTATTGAAAAAGAAGGGAGGTATTTTTTATGCTCTGATATCTCTTCTCCAAAACTTTCCCCTTGTAATTTTTTCATAATATTATTATAACTTATTTTTTACTTAATACATAATCTATTGTTGACTCTGCCATTTTACGCAAAGCCCCTAAGATATGTTTTAATTGCTCTTGACTATATGGTGATTTATCAACCACTGTAAAAATATCTAACATATATAATATCTTTGTAATCCAATACGGTCTAATTTTAATATGTGCTGTGTAGAGTTCCTTTTTAACAATCGTAAAATACTCAAAATGATCCTGGAAATTCCTATAATAAATCTTACATTTCTTATATTCTTCCGGTTTAAAAGTTCTGATGTTCATTGCCTCAATTATATGATAGATAAAAGCGGTTTGTCAAGAGGAAATACCCTTTGGAACAAATTACCCCTTTGCGTTATGGCACTTATGCTTTGGACGATGGGTATCCAAATGACAATTATTACAAAGACAGATTAAATTACTAAAATTATTGTGCTTCCAATCTCCATCAATATGGTGAATAAGTGTCCCTCGTTTACCGCATATCTGACAAGTCTGATTGTCTCTTTTAAAGACCATATCAAAAACATTATTTAATAATCTATTCTTTTTCCAACTCCTCTTTCGCTTCCCTGTTGTAATATAACCACTTATTAATTGATGAATTCTTTGGCGACTTATGCCAAAAAGTATTCCAATTGAACCATATGATAAACCTTTCGCCTTTAGCCTACCCATTTGAATTATTCTATTCATACCTCTATCTTACCTTGAACTATTGACAAGTGTCAAGCCCACAAACAGATTAATCAAAAGGATCATAATTTGTATCCTCATCTTGCTGTCTTTTCTCTGGTGGAGGGATAAAAACGGGCTCTTGAATTAGAATACGACCAACGTTTTCAATGGCGTGATCATCCTTATCAATCGTCTTTTCTTTCTGCCCCTTTTTCTCTGCAATCTTTCCGGTCCAATCATCCCAACTGTAATGTTCAAACTCAAAGATATGCCTAACACAGATATCAAAAATATAAAATTCCGGTGCTTTAATAAATTCCTCACTCCCGCCTAATTGTTGAAAACTTAAAGCATCCTCAATTCTTCTATCTGATTGCGTTCTCATCTTAGAAGCCTTTAAATAATGTAATCCATATTCAACTAAAGTCCTGGCTAAACATTTTTCTGTATGTTGATCCTCTATAAACGCTGCTGGTTCAAGCAAGCGCCTGACTACCCTATATTGTTGTGCTTTATCTTTTATTCTTTGGGCCAACTCTTCCGTTCCTCCCTGGCACTTCAACCATAATTCATCAATAATATATTTTCGCCCTTTTCTATCAACAGCAAGCCAAGTGGCCATATCGTTCTCTCGCGGATGGGTATCAAGCGCTTCATACACACAATAATCTTTTAGATTAATTTCAAACGGTTTGATCACGTGGATATTTCTACTAAATGCTTTAAATCTTAACCCTACTAGATGCTGGAACTTTCCGTGAACACGCGCTTGTCTTTCGTCCTCAGAATACTCTGCAATCATTTGTAAAATATGATTGTGTTCCAAATGTCCTCTAACCCCGTGCTGTTTACAAGCATCTTCCACGTCTGCCTCAATATAACATCTCTGGCCCATTAAAGCTAAATCCTTTTCTGGTTGAGCAATAATATGATCATACATCCAAGCTGATCCCTTTAATGGAGTTGCACTAATAAATATTACTCCACCCTTACGCATACGAGCGACAGTTGCCTTAAAAATAGCTTCTGGTGGTGGCTCATCAAACCAAGCCCATCCTAATGTTGCCCCTTCAAATTCTTTTGCGTCCTGATCGTAAGTCATTATATCAAATCCCCAACCATTGTCAGTCGTCCAAATACTTTCATAATCCTTTCTACCCTTCCTTGTTTTATATCTTCCCTCCGGCAACCATTCTTTCAACGCGGGTATTAAATTCTTACCAATATTAGTTGGATCAGATGCTATTCTTCCCTGCTTTGGGTATGGCCAGTTCTTGAATAAAGGATAATTGAAATATTGATTTTCGCTCTCAAAACAAATATGGGCAATGATATTAGCACCCGCTGCTGTTTTACCAACACCATTAGCCGCAGAAAACAAAACAACAAAGTGTTCACCTTCACCAACCTTTTTAATAAACTGCTCACACTTTCCATTGGGTTCGTAAAAATGATACTTCCGGCATTCTAATCTGTATGCTTCTTCTTCTTTAAATCCACGCAAAACACTAAGCGGTTCTTCCTCGCCTATTAATTCCCTAACCTCTCGTTCAATATTCTTTTTACCCATTATATTATCATCCCTTTTTATTATATTTCTTCCTCCCTTCCATAACTTGATCAGTTATGTCCTCCAATTCCTTTAATTTCTTTTGAGTTATTACTTTTCCAGATATTCTACACAACAAACAAGACAATGTATTTATAATAATCCCCCTCAATTCTTCATCTTTTCTTTTTGAAGAGAGAAATTCTTTCAACTTCATAATTTATCTTTTTATTTATATTAACCCCATTCTTCTTAATCGCTTCATTGTATTTATAAATACTTCTTCAGAATATCTGCATTCAAATATCATAATATTGATACAGTAAGACAGAAAAGAATAAGTTAAATGGTATCTTGGCATAATTAAAATATTATCTTTTTAATAGAAAGTCCTTTAATACTTTAATCTTGGCGGCCAGTTCGGCATTACTCATATCTTCATATTTTCTCTTGATTACTTCAATCTGGTCCGGTGCGTATTTGCCCCCAAGTTTATAAGCCATATCTAAAGCATCCCTCCTACTTCTGTTATCTGGTGCCTGGAAGAATGCCATTGATCCAGTATAATCATCGCGCTTAACATAAATCAATTTACACCCCGGCACGCTCTCAACAATTTCTTTAATAATCTTATTGTCTAAAAACCTCCCAAGATGTTTAACTTTGCCCTTCTTTGTGATCAGCTTTTCTTTTAATCTCGGAAAGATATAATGCTGGATCGCACACGCATTTAATAACTCAAAATGTTTTTTGCTGATCTCTTTGTCAGATAAATAGATTTCCATTAACTCTTGCCAAGTTTTAGTTCCTCGCAAGTGTGCTGGGTTTTTAGCATACGCTGGAGAATAACCAACCTCAACCATAAGTCTCCCCATAGATTTCCTTTGTTTTCCACCATTTTCCACTATCTTTTTAATCAATTTCTTTTGTTTTTCTTTTGCCATTTTTATTTATCTTTAGTAAGATTTATAACAGTTATTCCATTAACATTAATTGTCCCTGCTCCAATATAGTCCAACCAATCAAATACATACCCACACTTCTGACATTTATAAACAATATGAAATCCCAATCTCTTCATTATCCAACTTCTACCTTTACATTTAATACATTTTTCTACTCCTTTAATTAATTCTTTTTTTATGGGGTTTTGTTTTGCCATAGTATTAAACTATTGGAATTAAACTATTAAGTAAATTAATTAAAAATACTGCTTGTTGCCTAGTAAAACCATTTTCAATAAATTCAGCAACCAACGCCTCATATCTACTACTCTCTTTATTTATTGTTTCTTGATCCATAAATTTATTATTATTTTATTGTAAGATCCTTTCCCCTCCGAACGCCCATAGCCCAATTCTTTTCTCCATTCTATTTCCTCCCATCCTCTCTTTTTAGCAATCTTCCAGTTTGTTGGTGGAAACTTATGATAGTCATTCTGGATCATAGCCCTTATTCTTTTAATACTATCCTGTGTTGGCACTAAATTCAAGTTCTTTAGTGGGATAACAGTCGTGTCATTAATCCAATCTAAATAATGCCCGTAATACTCCCCCCAAATCTTCCTGGTTAATTCTAAATCACTGTTCCTTGTTTCCGGATATTTTATTAGGCAATGTATAATTTTCTTGTAGAGATCCCCGCGATTTTTCATCTTAATTTTTGTTATAATTTTGTAGATAACCAAAGCATTAATAAGATTAATGTAGCGAGAATTGAATAAATTAGAATTAGATAATTCCAATCTACTTCATTCACCCATTTGTCCCATTTTTCTTTAAGATTCATTTTC